ACAGTTACTGGTCTATCGATGTCGAAGTGGATGATGAAGAGAAGGCACGACTACTCGCTGCTAACATCAAGCCATACAAAGACACCAACACTTTCAAGTTCTTGTTGAAAGAGAAGACTGCTAAAGGCACAGACAACCAACCACCTACCATCGTGGATGCTGCTAAGAATCCGTGGGATAAGGGTGAGATTGGTAACGGCTCTAAAGTCAACGTATCTTTCTTCACTTACGAGCACCAAGCTACCCCAATGCATGGTCTCGGTAAACAACTCAAAGCTATCCAAGTCGTTGAGCACGTACCGTACGCAGGTTCTGCAGGTGGTGCCGGTGTATCTGAGTTCGATGCACTCGAAGACAACGGTACGGATGAGTTCTAATTCTGCTCCTCCTAAGCTGACTTCCCGAACATGAAGTGAAACTGTTCATTCACCTCCCCTTCCTGAGCATGAATTAAAACTGCTCTTTTTTATTGCTCTACTAATGTAGAAAGGAATTGATTATGAGTAATCGCAAAGGTTCCAAGCACTGGAACGCAAAGCTAACTGAGGATGACATCGTTAACATCCATCAGATCCACAAAGACTACCTCTCCCTCATCAAGCATCAGAAAGCTATGTCACCAGAGAAAATCATGGAGACATTCGGCTATCGTGGTGACGACAAGTACTACGAGATTCTAGCAGGTAAGAAATCCCGCACTACCACACCCGAAATGGAAGTGACTGTTCGTTACTTCGAAGAGAAGCGTAAGATCAATCGCGAGAATATCCGTAACATCTCACCAGAAGTTATGGCTGAGAAGTTTGAGATAACACCACAGCACTATCGTGACATCGTGAATGGGAAGTTCTGGTAATGAATTTAGATTACAACGAATCCAACTGGGTTGAGACTGGTAAGCCATGCAGTGATTGTGGTTCTAGTGATGCACTAGCAATCAATGCAGATGGTAGTACTAAATGTTTTTCTTGTGGCGCATACAAGCGTGACAACGAGATGAGTTCTATTGAGGATAATGTGGTGTCGTTAACACAGACAAGCAGCAAAGCAGTTAATATGGATGGGGTCTTCGGTCCACTTCCAGATCGTAAGATACAAGAAGCTACCGCTAAGAAGTTTGGAGTACAGGTTAAGTACAACAAAGATGGTACGGTAGATCAGCACTTGTATCCTTACTACAAAGACGGTGCGTTAGTCGCTAAGAAAGTACGCAACGTAAAAGACAAAGCCTTCTTCGCAGAAGGTAACATCCGAGACACTGAGCTATTCGGTCAGAGTAAATTCCAACGTGGCAAGTTCATCACCATTACAGAAGGTGAGTGTGATGCGATGGCAGCGTATGAATTACTCGGTAGTAAGTATCCAGTAGTCAGTGTGGTTAATGGTGCATCGTCTGCAGTGCGTGACATCAAGAAGAATCTTGAGTACTTCGATGCATTCGATACAGTAGTAATTTGTTTTGATACAGACAAAGCAGGTAAGGAAGCAGCGACTAAGGTTGCTGAGTTATTCGCACCGAACAAGTCTAAGATCTGTTCACTCACTAAGTTCAAAGACGCTAATGATTACTTACGCAATGGTGATCGTGCTCAGTTCACCGATGACTGGTGGGCAGCTAAGACATTCACACCGGAAGGTATCATCGCAGGTGCTGACATGTGGGATGTGGTATCTAAAGAAGATGAGCGTGTCAGTGTACCGTACCCATACGCAGGTCTAAACAAATTCACTTATGGTTTCAGACAGAATGAGCTAGTAACAATTACTTCTGGTTCTGGCATGGGTAAGTCAACATTCGTAAAAGAATTAGAATACTACATGCTGCAAGCAACAGAAGATAACATCGGCTTACTTCACTACGAAGAAGATGCTAAGCGTACTGGTCTCGGCTTGATGTCTATCGAAGCTAACCGTCGCTTGTACGTACCGGATGAGTGTAAAGATATCAGTAGTGAGCAGAAGTTTGAGTTCTTCAAACGCACACTCGGTACTGGTCGTGTGTTCTTACATGATCACTTCGGTTCAACCAATGAAGATAACTTAATTAATAAGGTACGCTTCATGGTCAAAGCATACGATGTTAAGTGGGTCATCATCGATCACTTGTCGATTGTCGTATCGGGTATGGAAGGTGACAACGAGCGTATGCTTATTGATAGATTGATGACTAAGCTACGTACACTGGTACATGAGACTGGTGTGGGTATGTTCTTGATCAGTCACTTACGTCGTCCGAGTGGTGACAACGGACACGAGCAGGGTGCAGAAGTATCACTGTCTCAGTTACGCGGCAGTCACTCCATCGCTCAGCTATCTGACATGGTGTTTGGTTTGGAGCGTGACCAACAAGCAGAAGATGAAGAAGCACGTAGTGTATCTAAGTTACGTGTACTCAAGAATCGTTACGTCGGTGAGACTGGTGTTGCTTGTTACTTAAAGTACGATAAAGATACTGGACGTATGTACGAGATCGATAACCCAACAGCAGACACAACAGATGATGAGGATGAATTCTAATGCACGAAGTACAAGTTAAAGATAAGACAATACTAAACAGTATTGAGAAGGCACGTGAGATGGGTAAGCTACGTAACTCAATCACTGGTGGTGAAGGTAACGTCGCAGGATTCATCGGTGAGTTTCTGGTCCATGACATCATTGGTGGTGAGATCGACAACACGTACGAGTACGACATCGTGTTACCAGACGGTACTAAGGTAGACGTAAAGACTACACGTACATCTGTTACTCCGAAGGAAGACTACGAGTGTAATGTATCTGGTATCAACACAAGACAAGACACAGACATCTATGTGTTTGTTCGTGTAATCTCTGGTACGTACGAGAAGGGATGGGTACTCGGTTACATGCCTAAGCAAGAGTTCTTCAATAAGGCAATGTTCAATAAGAAAGGTACTAAGCGTGAAGGTTCAAGCTTTGTGTACAAGTCTGACACGTACAGCATGATGATCAAAGATCTAAAACCAATTGAGGAGTTAGCAAGTGAGGGAGCTAGTAGTTGATTTAGAAGCTGATGGTCTTAAGCCAACAGTTATTCACGTCGCTATCGTAAAAGACTTAGCTGATGGTAAACACTATGAGTTCTACAAAGACGACGCTGCTGCTTTCTCTTCTCTGGTTAGAGATTGCAAGCTTATCTTTCATAACGGGATTGGTTTCGATCTACCTGTTCTGAAAAAGTTATGGGGCTACGAACACAATGGTGAAGTAGTTGATACACTAGTACTGTCTCGACTATGTAACCCATCACGTGAAGGTGGTCATTCACTTAAAGCATGGGGTGAAGCACTCGGCTTCCCAAAAGGAGATCATGATGACTGGTCAAGACTTACTCCAGAAATGGTTGAGTATTGTAAAAGAGACACTGATGTTACCGCACAGGTGTATCGTGTACTGCAGAGTGAAAGTTCTGGATTTTCAGATCAAGCGATTGCTCTTGAGCATCGAGTCGCGCAGATCATCCAAACGCAACAAGAAAACGGATGGGTAGTTAACGAGCGGGATGCCCACCTGTTACTGGCTAGACTGCAACAACGTCGTCAAGAGATTGAGGATGAAGTTCGGACTACATTTATTCCCGTACCGAAGTTTGATAAGGAGATAAAGCTTGTCTACAAAAAAAATGGCGACATCAATAGTCGCAATCTCACTTGGCTTAGTGATTGGTCTGACATTGTGGGCGGTGACTTTAGTCGCATCCGATGGGAAGAATTCAATCTCGGATCAAGAAAACAAATCAGTGAACGACTCATCCGTCTCGGTTGGCAACCAAGCAAGTACACCGACAAAGGATCAGTAATCGTTGACGAGACAGTACTCAGTGGTGTTGAGGGTATACCTGAATGCTCACTCATTGCTGAGTACTTCTTAGTCCAGAAGAGAGAAGCTATGTTGGATAACATCATCAACAAAGTAGAATCAGATGGACGGGTACACGGGTACGTAAATACCAATGGTGCTGTGACTGGACGTATGACGCACAGCAATCCTAATCTAGCTCAGATCCCGGCAGGTTACTCACCTTACGGTAAGGAGTTCAGAGGTATCTTTACTGTTGCTAGTGGTAACAAGTTAGTGGGCTGTGATGCTTCTGGTCTGGAGCTACGCATGCTTGCACACTACATGAACGATGGAGCTTACACTCATGAGATACTTAACGGAGACATACATACAGCGAATCAACTTGCTGCGGGATTGCCTTCACGAGATCAAGCAAAGACATTCATCTATGCCTTCCTTTACGGAGCAGGAGATGCAAAGATCGGAACAGTTGTTGGGGGAAATTCTGCAGATGGAAAAAGACTTAAGCAAAAGTTTCTTTCCAATACTCCTGCACTTGCGAGCTTACGAGAAAGAGTCTCAACGGCAGCTAAGCGGGGCTTCCTTCGCGGACTCGACGGAAGATGTCTTTGGATAAGATCTGATCACGCTGCACTAAACACACTGCTTCAATCAGCAGGTGCTATCATCATGAAGCAAGCATTAATTATTCTTGATGATTCTGCTAAAGCTTCTGGTATCAAGTACAAGTTTGTTGGTAATGTACACGATGAATTCCAGACAGAAGTAGAGGCAGCTAGAGCTGATGAGTTCGGACAGTTAGCAGTACAAGCTATCCGTAAATCAGGTGAACACTTTAAACTACGTTGCCCACTCGATGGTGAGTATGCTGTCGGTGACAACTGGTCCCAGACACATTGACGGAGAGTAGATACTATGCCATTCTACGAATATAGATGCAGTGACTGTGAGAAAACATTTACTGCTATGAGAAAGATGGACGCACGTAATGATCCTATTGAGTGTGAACATTGTAAGAGTAACAACACAACGTTGAACGTAACCACAAACAAAACCATGTTCCAATTGAAAGGTGACAAGTGGCGTAAGGGTGAATCGTTTAGACGTTGGGGAGACGATACATACTCATGAGTGATAAGACTTTAGATACATTAGTGCAGGACATGAATGATGTTCTGATCAAAGCAGTTAATGGTGAAGGTATTCAGTTCACTGATGCTGAGCTTGAGACATTTGGACACGACATCATGGATGCTATCCGTCACTGGGCAGCACCACGTGAGCAGAGTACTGGCTTACGTATGAGTAATGTCGGACATCCAAACCGTAAGCTATGGTACGACATCAAGCATGACTTGAAAGAACAAAGCTTCAAGCCACACGATGCTATGAAGTTCTTGTTCGGTCACATCATCGAAGAGTTAGTGCTGCTTATTGTTCGTAAGTCTGGACACAAAGTAGAGAATGAGCAAAAAGAAATTGAAGTGCTCGGTGTTACTGGTCACATGGACTGTACCATCGACGGTAAAGTAGTTGATGTTAAGTCTGCTTCACCTTTTGCTTTCACTAAGTTTGTTACTGGTAAGGTAGCACAAGAAGATCCATTCGGTTACATGGCACAGCTATCTGGCTATGAACATGCTATGGGTACTGATGGTGGCGGCTTCTTAGTTATGAATAAAGTAACTGGTGAGCTGACGTTATTCCAACCAGACTTCGTTGACTTACCTAACATCGAGAACAGAATTGTGGAGGTGCGGGAACAGATCGATGCTGATAACCCACCACCGTTTTGTTATCCGCTTGTTGAAATGGATAATGGGAACAAGAAACTATCACGTGACTGTTTGTTCTGCCCGCACAAAGTTGATTGCTATTCGGAGATGGGTGTACGGGTGTTCC